GCTTCGAGATCACCCGCTCTGAGATCGACGTCACCACCATCGGTCAGGAAGCCGGCCAGTACACCCCATTCCGCACCTACATCGCCGGCTTCGCTGACGGCACTGGTTCGGCCACGGTGTACACCACCGACGACGACACCAACATCTCCAGCCGCCTGATCGAGGACGTCATCCAGCGCGAGCAAAGCGGCGCCCGCATGAAACTCTACATCGACCGCGTAGTTGTATCGGGCACCGTCAACGACACCCTCAGCCGCTCCATTAGCGTCCCGGTGATCTTGACGTCCGCCAGCCTGACCGTCAACCCCGACGACGGCCAGTCGGTCGCCATCAACTTCCGCCCCTCCGAAGCCCCCACCTTCGACCTCTCCAAGTCCTGATAACATTTCTGTTATCCCCCACCCGCCCCGCTACCCAGCGGGGCTTTTTCATGGTTATTGCGTTACAATAGAACGCAGATCACCAAGGTTTCATGCCTGTTGTTACTCCCACCAGGGCAATCGACCGCCTCCGCAAAGCGGCCAACCTAGAGCCCACCAAGAAGAGCGTGGAGCTATCGGACGGCACCACCTTCGAGATGTGGGTCAGCCCGCTGACCATGGCCGAGCGCGAACGCGCCCAAAAGCAGGCCAAGTCGGACGACGCCAACGCCTTCGCCCTCCAACTCCTCATCTCCAAAGCCCTCGACGAAAACGGCACCAAGCTCTTCGCGCCCGGCGAAATCGACATCCTCAAAAACGAAGTCAAAGACAAGGACCTCCAAACCCTGATGCTCGCCATCCTCACCGACGACTCCGAGCCCATCGACCCAAAGCCCTAGCCGCCGAACTCCGCAAGGACAACTGGCTCATGCTCCAATTCGGCGTCGCCAAAGAGCTGGGCCTCAGCCTCACCACCGTCCGCACCACCTTCACCGCCGAAGAACTCCTCGGCTGGAGCGCCTACTTTTCAATTCTGAACGAAGACCAACAAAAGGAAATCGAAAAAGCCAAACGCCGCCGCTAACCCCGACGGCTTTTTTACGGCGTAGACTACCTAAACAGGATGCGCTGCTGTGGCCGACTACCAGGCAAGAATTAACCTCCTTGTCGCGGGTCAGGACTCTTTGAGTCGGATTCAACGGCAGGTAGAAGACCTCGAAGGCGCTATTACTGCCGTCGAACGAAGGTGGCGCACAGCTAGCGCAGCCCTAACACGTAGCCGCACCGTTCTCGGTGTTACCGGCACAGATCTTCCCCGTGGCGCCGGCGGAAGATTCGCGCAGGACCCAGATAGGCAGCAACGTATAAACGCCCTTGCGGCACAAAGACAGGCCGCTATCCAAGAGCGTATAGCCCGGCTTACTGCGTCCAGAACTAGACAAGAAATTGATAATGTAAACACACGTCTAGCCGCGCAAGAACGCCTTAATCGACGCGTAGAAAATCAAATAGCATTGGAGTCAAGGTTAAATGCAGCCGTAGATCTTTACCGCACAAATTTACGCAAATTTGAACGGGGTGGCAGCGGCAGGCAAGATCCGGCTTTGGTGCGGAATGCTGAAGCTATTCAAGAAGCTTTCGCGGCATTTGAAGCAGGGGGCTCGCGCAACCTGGACTTGGTCAGGTCACTAGCAACCGAGCTGGGGCGTGTCGGCGAAGCGCAGCGTGAATTGAATCGTGCCCAATCTCTCGGGAGCAAAGGTTTCGAGGCAGGCAGACGTTTACAAGAACGTTTAAGTGTAGTTGCGCAAGCGGGTACTACTTCGCCTGAGCGCGTTCGTGCTGCGCGGTCCATGGCCACAGAGGCCATATCGGCTTCACGTAGCGGCGACCAACAGGCATACACCGAAGCCATCCGGCGTGCGACTGCAGCAACGTCGCGCCTCGAACGCGAATCCCGCGAAACGGCAACAGCACTACAGGCCCAGCAAGTTGAAGCAGCCCGCGCAGCTGCTGCTACCGCACAGTTAAGAGCCGCTGAATCCGCCGCTAGTGTTGCTGCGCGAGACAAACTCGCCGCTGCCGCCCAAGCTCGCCAAGAAAGAGCCACTTTCCTCGCCGGCGCTCCGGTAAGTCAGTTCCCAATCGGCCCTGCACAGGCATCTACCCGCCGGCGTTTCAGTGGCGACACGTCTGTAGAACGAGCGGAGGGCGCACTACGTACTAAAGAGCGTGAGACCCAGCGGGCACTAAATGTAAAGTTTTTTGCGGAAGAAAAAGCGCAAGTCCTCGAACTAGACCGACTTCGCGCTGCAAGCGCACAAAAACAAACTCAACGAATACAGGGAATAGGTAAAGCCGTCCAAGGCAGTTTAAGTTCCGCTGCAATCGGCGGCGCGTTTCCGCTGCTATTCGGACAAAGCCCCCAAGCCGCAGTGGGCGGCGCAATCGGCGGCCTTCTGGGCGGAGCAGGCGGAGGCTTTGCCGGGTCTTTGCTTGGCACAGCTCTAGGCGAACTGGAAGCGGCCAAAGCCCGTACAAAAGAACTCGCGGTAGAACTCGGCTTAAGTTCCACCCAGGCAAAAACGTTAGCGACTGCATTTGAGCTGGCGGGGCGCAATAGCCAGCAACTTGAAGCCGCAGTCACAAATATCCAAGGTCTGGGCTTGTCCACAGAGGAAACTACGTCCGCAATAAAAATAGCCGTAGAACTTTCCAAAGAATACGGCGGCAGCGTCGAAAAAATTGCACAAGCATTTGCGGATACCTTAGAATCAGGGAAAGTAAGTGTATCGACATTAAATAAATTTACTGCTCAAGGCATACCTATTCAGGATCAGTTAGCTGAAAAATTAGGTGTCAGCCGCACAAAACTACTAGAGATGGCTAAGGACGGTAAGATTAGCGTCCAGCAAGTTAGCGATGTCCTTGTTGACATGGGCCAAGAAGCTGAAAAAACGGCAGACAAAGGTAAGACAGGTTTTGATCGCTTTGTAAAGGCTGTTGAAGGCATAGCTACGGCCATTGCGAGCGCTGCTGGGGCACTCTTAAAAACCCTGGTTCCAGCCTTGGACACTGTACTTACAAAATTATCCAACATAATCACACGCGCAACGCAAGCAATAAACCTTCTTACGGACGCACAGGTAGGAGAAGCATCAGCGGCTTTAGCACGATCTGGCATGTCTCGCGGTACGTTATTTGCAAACAGGGGCAATATAGACGATTTAACTCAAGGACTAAAAAGTTTACAGCCGCTGTCCGCTAAAACTAAAGAACAGTTCGATCGTATTGCAGACACAGCGCAACGCTACAGAGTAGAACTATCAAAATACGGAGGCAGTTTAGGTGAATACGCTGTAAGGACAGCACAAGTAGAACTTACCCGCGTAACAAAGGATCTCGCCGCAGCACGCGAAGCGGTGGGCGCCCCGGCTCGCCCTGATGCAATTACAGATATAAACGTACCAGCAAATTTACCGCCTTCGGGCGCGGGTGCGGGTAAATCGGCAGCCGATAAAGCCGCAAATGATGCTGCACGGGAAGCTGCACGTGTCGCAGAAATTGTTCGTGCCCGCCAACTAGCGACACTGGAACTACAGCGTCAAGCCATATTCAGTCAAAAAATAGCAGAAGCAGAGATGGCTAAAGACCCCATCCTCGCCCGCCAGTTACAGGGTCAGCAAGAGATTATGCAACTAGGCATTAAAATTGCTTCTGAACTTGAAAAAGAACAGAACACCACAGCACAACTAGCCATGGCGCGTGAATTTCAAGCGAAAAAAGCCCTGGCACTACTCGGCATCGAAATAGACATAGCAAAAATTACACAGCAACAGAAGGAGCAATACGACACCATTATCTCCGACTTAGATACCGAACTTGCGTTAAAGTACGCGATTACAGAACAGGAACGCACACAATTGCGTATTGCTGCCGAAATGCGCAAGCTGCAACTGTCCGATCCTTTTCTGACCGAACCACAGCTGCTGCAAATTCAGCAAGCCAAAGAACGTCTAGCTGCACCCAAAACAGGGCGTGAATTAGTACTAGAACGCACTGGAGCCCTAGAAGACGAACTAAAAAGTTTAACCGATGTAGGTAACGTCGCCATCACCGTTGCTGACGGCATAGGCAGCGCATTCAGTACATCCTTCAAAGGCATCATCAGCGGCAGCATGACCGCCAAGGAAGCACTGGCAAACTTCTTCACCAGCGTGGCCGACATGTTCCTCGACATGGCAGCCCAGATCATCGCCAA